CACGGTGGCGAGCGGCCGGACGACGGCCTGCTCCAGTGCGAGCTGGAGAAGCTGCGAGCGGAGCGTCTCGGGGACGAGGAAACCGCCGTCCGCCGGCGAAACCGAGGAGGCCGCGTTGCGGAGCGCACCGAGCTTGTCCCCATCAGGGGACGGGTTCTTGTGCCAGATGTTGCGGACGTAGTCGATCGAGTTCTCGAAGTGCTTGTCGACCGCCGCGCCCGGGGCCGAGGCGTTGTGGGCGGTGCCCTGTCGGTGGGAGGTGAGCATCCCGCCGCCGCGCTTGGCCTGCGGGTCGAGGTCGAGACGCTTGATCCCGTCCTTCGCGTCGGACATGCCGTTCTCGCGCATCATCTGCGCGAACACCCGCTGAGTCTCCTCGGCCACCAGCCGGTTCAGGTCGGTGCCCTCGCCCTGAAGGGCGTTGCCGTAGGCGGTGATGAACTCGGTCAGGGACTCTCGCGAGGCCATGACCTCGCGGAGCTTCGCGCCGTCCGCGAGCATCTCCGCCAGTTCGTCGGCGTTGCGCGGGATGGTCATCGTGGGTGCCACAGTTGCCTCCTTCAGGCCGTCGCCGCGCTGGACGACGTGTCGGGCTCGATCAGGTTGGAGACGAGCGCCGACCATGTGTCGCCGTCGTCGGGGATGAGGCTGGCGACCATGGCCGTCCAGTCGTCGTCTGCGTTGTCCGGCTGGGTGCCGGTCTCCGCGGGTTCGGTGGGCTCGGCTGTGGCAACAGGCTCGGGCTCGGCCGGGACTTCTGGCTCGTCCACAGGCTCCGGGTCGGCAACGGCCACAGGCTCTGGGTCTGCGGCCGGCGGCTGCACCGCGGCACGCAGCCGAGCGATGAGGTCCTCGTCGACAGCCGCACCGATGTTGATGGTGAGCGTCGGCTCGCTCGCCGAGGGCTCGGACGTCTGCGTGGGCCCGGTGTAGCCGTACGCGGTGAGATCGAATGCCTTCTGCATCTCCGGGGCAGGCTCGTCCTCGCCCGGCTCGGTCACCGGCTCCCCGCGCTTCGGGGTCTGCGTCGCCTCGTCCGCCAGGCCGGCCTTGACGGCGTCGTCGGGCAGGTACCAAGTCTCTGCGCGCATGGCCTCGCGCCACTGCTCGCGGGTGCCGCCCGCGCGGGAGGCGTACGCGTCCGCGATGTTGTCGCTGATGAGGTCGAGGAGCTCTTCCATCTCGGCCATGTCCGCGGCGTTGCCCATGCACAGGCCGCTGGCTTCGTGGATCATGAGCATGGTGTTCGGGGCCATCTCGACGCGGTCCCCGGCCATCGCGATGACGGAGGCGATGGAGGCGGCGATCCCGTCGACCTGCACGACGACGTTCGCCGGGTGGGAGCGCAGCGCGTTGGCGATAGCAATGCCCTCAAAGACGCTGCCACCAGGGCTGTTGACCCGCACCCGCAGGTTCGGCGCAGTCACCCCACGCAGGTCCGCGATGAACTGATCCGCGGTCGCGCCGTACCAGCCGCCCACCTCGTCGTACAGCATCACCTCGGCCTCGTCCGAGTCGGCCGCGTTGGTGATGCGGTACCAGGACTGCGCCTCGATGCCGTGCTGCGCGCGCAGCTTGTCAGCCTGCTCCCGCTGACGCGCGGTGAATGCGCTGGCCTTGGCGGGAAGCGTGAGGCCCTGCATCCGGCTCATTCGTCGTCTCCCGTCTTGCGCCGCTTGATCACCTTGCAGCGGCACTTGTTGCCGAACTCGGCGCCGACGCAGTCCTTGTAGCCCTGACCGCCGGGGTAGTCCGCGTACGCTGCCGCACGGTTGCGGTAGAGCTGACCGTCGTTGTCCGCGCACGGCTGGCAGGTGTCGTCATCGATGACCGCGACGGCCTCCCACCGCATCGCGGCCTCGATGCCGTCGCCGCCACCGCCGCCGATCAGCCCGGCGACCGCCTCATCCCACGACGCCGCGGGCCCCGCCGCAGGAAGCGCGGGCGCCACGGTCCGCCGCATCTCCGGGAGGCCGACCGCGGAGAGGATGTCGTCCGCGTCCCACAGCCCTGCGTCAGCCAGCGCCTTTGCCGCGTTGGCGCGCGCCGTGAGCTGCGTCGCCTCGGTCTCCGCGTCGACTGGCACCGGGTTCTCGTAGTCGAACTCCAGGCTGTCCGCGGTCCGCCCGTACATGGGCAGGAGCTCGAAGTTGAGCGCGGCCTTGATCCGCTCCAGGCGCGGAATGGTCTGCTGCTCCGCGAACCACGCCTTCGCCGCGAGCGCGGACGCCCGGTTGATGTCTTCGAAGTCACCGATCGCGGTCTTGGAGATGCCGTACGCCTCACGGATGCGGTCCGCGGTCGCGCCCCGCAGCTCAACGAACTGCATGTCGCGCTGCGACACAGTGCGGTCAACCCACTTGCCCTGCTCCAGGATCGCGACCCTGTGGGCGTTCGCGACGCCCTTGTGCTGCTCGGCCCACCGGTCGCGAAGCTCGTCGAACTCCTGGTCCGACAACCGCTGATCGAACTGGAGGATGCCGCCGGGCTGCGCGCTGTTGATGAAGAACGCACGCGACCACTCGGCCGCATACCGGGAGGTGTCGAGGTCGGGGAGGATCGACAGCACCGGCGACAGCCCGCGGTACGGGTCCAGGGGGTTCGGCCGGCGCAGCTGAATGACCTGATCGAGATCGAGGGGGATCTGCTCGCCGTCCGGTGACGTGTAGATGTACCCGGCGAGGAACTGCTCGCGCGACGGGACGGGGGTCATGCGGTCGGGGCGGACGGGCCACAGTTCCAGCGGCAGCGACGATGCGGCGTGCTGGGAGATCACCCACCAGGATTCGCCGGTCAGGTCGTAGTGCTGCGTGGACGACTCGACGAACTCCTGCCGCGGCATGAACGCGTTCGGCCGGTTCCACAGGTCCAACGCGGCGTGGCTGGTGACTTCGACGCGGTCCTCGTCGCGGCCCGACTTGGCCTTGCGGTACAGCTTCCAGTCCACCAGCGCGGTCGCGTTGGAGGTGCGGTCGACGATCGCGAAGAGCGTTCCCACTGCGGACATGGCGCGCATCTGGCCTTCGGCGTCACGGCGTGCGCCGAACATGCCGTACGACTGGCCGCGGCTCGTGAAGGGGACGGGCGGCGTCGCGGATGCGGTGCGGAGGGAGGTCGCCGCGTTGGCGAGGGAGCCGAGGAAGCTTCTTCCCACCGGGTCCCTCCCCTCGGGTTACGTGGGTGGCCTGCTGAGGTGCCACTCGTAGGCGATCGCGCAGAGTCCGGCGATGAGCAGGCCGATCCATAGGCCGTAACGCATTCCGAGCCCAGTCGAGATCAGTGTAAATCCTCCTGTCAACAAGCCAGCTGACCGCAAATTCTTTAGCCGAATGGCGAGCTTGGACCACATCACCGCAAATCCTCCAGAAATCACAGCCAGCGCACCCGCGGACCGCCCACCAAATCCCGAGCCGCAACCATGTACCGCAGCGCATCCATCGAGTGGTCGTTCTCCTTCACCGGCGCCTCCTTGAGACCACCGCTGTTACCCGGCTTCACCGCCCACACATAGCCCGCAATCTCCTCCGCACCGCACGCCGGCAGCGACGCCGCCTCCAACTCCGGGTCCCGCTCCACCAGTGCGCCCCGCGCGATGAACAGGCGCGGCCTGCCGTCCTCCTGCACCCGGAGCCGGGCCTGCACCGCCTGAATGCCGTCACTGACGGTCTTCGCTGCGGGCTTCGTCGACAGACCCAAGTGGCGTTCCAGGGTGGCCCGGTCCTCCGCGTCATGGTCGGCATAGATCGCGCGCGGGAGCTGGCTGCGGGGCTGGCCGGACGGGTAGAACAGCAGGCTCTTGATGTTCTTGGCGTGGTCCTCGACGAGACGCCGCGTGTAGTAGATCTCGTGCGCCAGGTACAGGCGGCCGTCGGGGTCTTCCCACCAGTCCTGATAGACGAACGGGTTCGTGTATCCGAAGTCGACCGCGGCCCAACGCGTCCATGCGGCCGTTGGCTTGACGGAGTCGACGAGGTGGATCGCGTCGTCCCACGCCTCGTAGATCTGTCCCTCCGCGGCCGCCCACTTCCCGTCACGCAGCCGCAGCCGTCGTACGCCCGTGAGCCTGTCGAGCTTGGCGAAGTAGTCCACGCCCTTCGGCGTCAGCGTCGCGTCGGCGTTCACATAGGCCGGGTTGTCCTTGTGGCGGGAGACGAGCATGCGGGCGGTGCCGTCGTCGGTGCGCTGCTTCAGCCAGTGCGTGGGATGGGACGGGTTGCAGGCGGCGATCTGCTGTTGCCAGGAGAGGACGCCGTTGCGGAGGCGGGTGGAGATGGACTCCCAGTCCGTCTTGGTGAGTTCGGTGGCCTCGTCGACGAACACGAGGTCGTACTCCGACGACATGATCTTTTCCGGCTTGTCGAGGCCACCGACCACGATCACGGACCCGTTCGAGTACCGGTAGCAGGCTGCCTCACGGGCCGAGCCACCGAACCACGTCACGATGCCTCGCGTGAGCGCGTCCGCAGCGACCTTCTTCTCGTATGTCACCAGAGTCGTAGACGTGAGCGACACACCGGTCTTGCGGGCGATGAGGCAGCGGATGCCGGGGTTGTGGAGCGCGGCCAGGTGGACGCGGAACAGCGCCGCGAGCGACTTGCCGGTGCCGGCCGGGCCCGCGAGGACGACCTCGGAGTCCCGGGTCTTGAAGAGCTCGCGGGCGGCGCCGCGCGGCTCGTACCGGACGATGGCGTCCTGGTCGAGCGCGGTCGTCATGCGAAGCCCTGGCGACGGGCGCGGTTCTCGCGCTCGATGAACTCCCGCAGCCACGGCGCGCCGCAGCGGGCCTCACGGCGCAGAACGCCCGCGACGGCGTCCCGGTTGCACGGGTCACGGAGCCATGTGGCGATGTCCTGGGGGGACGGCTCGGGCCTGATCACGTGAGGTCCGCGTCGTCGACGCCGACGACCTCGTACCGGACGCTGCCGCTGACGTTGACCTTCTGTTCAGCATCCAGGCCGAGGAGCTTGCGGTAGGACTCGCGGACCTTCACGAGCCGGTCGATCGCGGCGAGTTTCGGCCCGTCGTCGAGGAGCAGGTTCCCGTCGTCGTCCTTGATGACCTTGCCGTGGGACACGGTGGCGTGGTTGCGCTGGAGGACTTCGAGGGCTTCCTCGTACAGGGTGTCGAGGCGCTCAGCTTCCATGGCAATGAGCTGCTCGGCAGGGCCGCGGACGATCTCGCGGAGGGCCCGGCGGATTGCGGCCCTGGCGGACGACCTGGCGGCGAAGCCGAGTTCGTCGGCGATCTGTTGCAGGGTAAGGCCTTCGGCGCGGAGGGCGGCTGCGCGTGCGTCGCGTTCAGCGGTTTCGGGGGTGCGGACGTATTTGCCGCCGCTGCGGGCGTCTTGGTTGGGGTTGGCCATTGCCCGCCTCCGTG